GGGAATTAGGTCTAAAAGTATCTTGCCAACATGGGCAATTGACTTGGTTAGATTGTCATAGAGGTCAAAATTGGTCAAATCCACTTGCATTTGCTGACCATTTAAAGCCTTGCCAGACATATTGCCTTGGAGTTGCTGTGATGGGTCATAGATACCAATTATGGTTGCCATGTCTTGGTTGATCTCTTGGGCAGCGGTCAATATGCCAGTAGGAGGAGGCTCTGGTTGCATCCTTATTGGAGGAGGAGCTGGGTTGCCATCAATATCTGTCTGCTTGTATCTCAAAGTAGCCATTGATTTGATGTTGGCACTTGCCCAATCCAACTCATGACCCTCATCTTGCCCCTCAGCCATCACCCATTTTGCCTTTGGAGCTAATGCAACAGACTCAGTCATGGATGTGACCCAGAAGTTGTACATCCTTTGGGCATCCTTAGCGTGTCTGACCATGCCAAATTTCTTTCTCTTGTCCCCAATCACTACATGCCTACCATAGACTGGGACAATAGGGATGTAGTACCCCGGCCAGTCCTTCTCCTCCAACACCTCAATTGCTGTGAGCTTTTTCCACTTGATTGTTTTCTTTACACTAGGTCTTTCATCCACAATTTCTAACCCAGCTCTCTTGATTCTTTCAAAAAAGTCCTTGGAATCAGCAAATTTGGCAGAGCCATCACTTAATAAATATAGTTTGGCTTTTTCTTTAACTGTGTAAAAATATTCAGCAACTCTAATATCTTCCCTAGTAATCCACTCACTTTGGGTATCTCCAGTTCCTCTGGATGTGAATGAAGTGTCTTGTGCATCTGGGTACATTTCCTTGAACACAGACTTTGGCATCATGGATGTAATCAGGCATCTTTCCTGGTCTGAGCCATCCACTGCAATTGAATTTGGGTCTAAATAGACTGTAAATGGGTTATCAATAGGGTCAATAAATAGCTCTTGGTCAAAAGAATCTTCCCTTACATATCTGTGGTCAACCCTTAAATATCCCCATCCCATTCTGACTGCATAGTTATAAGCATTGTCATAGGCATTATCTGCATTGGAGTTGACTTCTATGTGCCTGACCATGCCTTGAATTACTTTGGCATCCGCAGCATCTTCCACAGTATTTGTGGCATGAACCCTAATTCTGGGTCTTTGTTGTCTTTGCTGGTTAGTGACTTGCCTACAATAGCCATCTAACTTATTAATAGTTAAGACTGGTCTGGACTCTAAGTTTCTTGAATTCTGTAGGTCAACCGGCCATTGATCGCCCCCACTTGCAAACTTCAGGTCTTCCAAAGCCTCCTGTCTGTTCATGGTGTCTGCATCATTAGCAAACTTCAAGAATTGTTTTGCCTCATCTATGATGGGGTCATAATCTGTTTCTAGTGGGTCAAGTGCCATGTTATAAAGCCATCCATGATTGTGGTGGTGCATAGTTTACTTGCTTTGGTCTTTTTGGTCTAGTCTCTTGAACACCTAAAGCAACCATGCGGAAAGCATCAGCTCCATGACTGTATTGGTCATGAAGTGGGTTTTTACTAAAAGCCTTTGTCTCTGGGTCAACTTCATACTTGTAATGCCTCAGACATTGCAAGCCATCATAGCAATTATCTCTATCAAAATAACAGTTCCTGAACATAGTTCTGGAGGCATTAATAGAGTCCACAATGCTAGTTCTTGGGATTATTTTGGTCTTGAAACCAGCATTTCTGACAATTTCTTCTATGGTTCTGCCTTGGGCGGCCAAGGTCTTGTTCTGTGCATCATGTGGCAACCAGAGTGTGTCATAGACATAGCCAAAGGTCTGCATCAGTGCCAGATAATGACTCATAGTCTGCTGACTATCCTCAATGTATCTAATAAATCTAATTTCCTGAGCTATGAACTGGACAAACCAGATACTTGTGGAGTCTGCCCAGCCAAGATCAAACACAGCATGAACTGGCTTTGTAGGGTCATACCTGACTTTAGTGATTCTTTCCTCCAGCTCTGCCATTTGCATTTCTCTAGCAAATACAGCTCCATCCACAGTCTGCCTACACAATCCTTCCCAAACTGTGTTGTAAGCCTCTGGGTCTCTTGACTGAAGTGTCCTTCTTTCATGGTCTAGGACTTCTGGAAACCAGGGATTATCTGACCAGTTGACCTTTTGAGTTATGCAGTTATCAGGCTTATGCAGAATAAATCTTTGATATGTGGCATCAGACTCTAGCTCTGGGTTCATGGTTATCCAGATTTCTGAGTCCTTTGCCCTGATAGTAGGAATAAGAATATCCCAGCTCCTTGCTGAAACTGCCTGAGCTTCCTCTACCCAAACAATTGTGCAACCCTCGTAGCTTTTAATATTGTGTGGATTATTTTTCAGTCCCACAAAAGCAAACTCAGTTCCATTTGCACCCCTTATGGAGTTTTGGGTAATTTCATAAAACCCAATTAACCCTAATTCAACAATCTGGTCACTTAATAGCTTATGAACTGATTGAGATATGGAGTTCTGAAATTCTCTTGCACACAAAATCCTGTGGACTTGCTTTGCACCCAAGATGAGCAGTGCTCTAGCAACAGACCATGATTTTGCTGACCCCCTACCTCCAAAGATGCATTTATATCTTGATGGCTGGAACAGGCACTGAAGTTTGACTGGAAACTCAGCCTTTTTAATAGCTTGGTTAAGTTCACTCTGCTCCATCTGGCTTTACAAATGTAACCTGAAGATGAGGCATGATAACTTGCCCATTTGCATCTTCAAGAGTGTTTGCCTGAACTGCCTTACCATCTATCCTATCCATCAGCTCTTTAATAGCCCAAGGTTCTCCTTCCTCAGCCTTGCTAATAAGAACCTCAGCAATCTGCCTAGTTCTATGTGGCTCTTGGCAAAGAATCATCCTCAGCTTTTCTTGGAAAAGTCTGCCTTTAGCTGAGTTAATATTACCTAGTGGAGCACCCATATTGTAAATTTTAGTATATATTTGATTTTAATATAACTTTTAGTTATTTGTGGGAGTCTCAGGAGCAGGCTCTGCTGGTGTCTCAGCTACTGGAGTTAATTGAGCTTGAGCAGGCATTTGCTCATTAGCTTTGTGCATTAATTTCTGAACTAATATTTGCATATCCCTGATTTTGTGTTCAAGGCTAGTAATTATTAAGTTTACATCTTGGATTTCATGTTCAAATATCATTTTGTTTTCCTTGTCTATGCTTTCTGCCTGTACCTTTTTTGGTATAGCTTGGGTTTTTGCCTGCTTGCCATTTCATGAACAGATGCTCATCAAAGCCAAGTGCTATTAATAAATGGACTGCTAGACTAGCTTTCATTTCTTTTTGGCTTTCTTTTCTGCTTCACGTTTAACATTCAGGGCAATCGCAACCGCTTGTTTCTGTGGTTTACCAGCCTTAATTTCTTTTTCTATGTTCTTTCCAACATTCTTCTCAAGTTTTGACTTAATTAATGGCATATTCTTCCTTTCTTTTAGATTTACTCATTTTTTGTCTTGTTTCATCACTTATTGAATTTAATTCAAATCTCTTTTTTTGCGATTCTCTCATTTTTTGTCGTGTTTCTTCTGAAACTTCACGACCTTTCATTTTTTCCCTCATGTAATCTTTATGTTCTTGGGTATGATTTTTACCAGCAAAAGTACATTTTTCAATCATTTTTTGAGTTCTAATACGTTTTTTATTAGATTCCCGTACAGCATCTTTTACATGATCTGGTAATTTTATGCCTTTTGCATATTTATTACCTATCATTGCTTTTGATTTATTCCTTCTAGCAATTTCATATAACCTTGAATTAAAGTATTCTTCCCTGCCTTTCATAATAATAAATGCACTCCACATTTGATTATTATCATAAATATGCGCTAACAAAGCATGAGCAATAAAATGCTCTCTAGCCGTCAAAAATACCAAATTATCTAAATTATCAGAACCACCCATACTTTTTGGCAAAATATGATGAAGCTCTTGATATTGATTTAATTTTTCTCTATTTTTAGCTTTATTTATTAAAGCCTCATACACTTTCTGGTGATTCATCAGGTTCTTCTACAAAACATACATCTTGCCATGATAGCACAAGGAATTTCTCATCCCCATCCTTAAAATTGTGATATTTTAAGTATTCATCTTTGTAGTCTTTAGCCAAAGTACCAAAATATATCTTATCCCCTACCTTTAGACCTTCAGCCTCAGCCTCATCACCAACTGCTATTACATGACCAACTGTGTCTGCCTCAGCAGTTTGGACATATAAACTAGACTGTATTCTTGGAATAGGTCTAACAATAATCTTGTCTTTTATGGGTTTCATGGGATTTGCCTCCCACTTAATTTTGGTCTGCCAGGCTTTTTCTTTTCTGCCTGGTCAGCTATAACACCCAGCTCTAAATCAACTTTGGGTAATGTTATTGTGGTTGCCAAAATTGGATTATGTTCACCACACCAATCTGTGCTATTTCTGTTTTGGAAAGTAGGGTATCTTTTACAAACACCCATTTCCCTAAATCCCTCTTGGGAAAAATACCTACAAGTCTTACAATGTTGAGCAGTCAATTCAAATCCTTATTATTTGGGTTGATTAGAGATACCCTTTAGACCACGAATCTTTGGGGTATTTCGCTTTTTACATAGTGTCTTGGATATGTGGCGTTCTCTCATGAACATAGCACTCAGACTCTCTTGAGCCAGTGTTAAATTCACCAGTTCTACCATCTAC